AAATCCCTCTCTGTCCGCCACCATTAGTTACGTTTTGTATTTTTTCATCACTTTTTATAACTCTCAAATCTCTTTAAAATATCGGTATATTCAGCATTATATCTTAAAAATAACTTTGTTTTATCATCTTTTATCACTTTTCATTTAATATAATCATAAGCAAAAAAAGCGGACAATATCACGGACAAAAACAGAAATCTAAAAACACAACCGGGAAGTGTCCGTTAAAATGTTAAACGATACCAAGATAAAGGCTTTAAAGCCCAAAGAGAAGCGATACAAGGTCGGGGACGGGGAGAATTTATACGTCCAAGTCATGCCAAGCGGCACAAAAACGTTCATTTTCGAATTCAAAAGCAAGCTTAGCGGCAAGTATAAGCGTATAAGCATAGGAAGATACCCGATCGTAAGTCTGTTTGCCGCGCGCGAGAAAAGATTAGAATTTCAAAAAATTTTAGCGGTGGGAGACGAACCTACAAATAAAGCAAGACCAAATTTAACGAGCTTCGAGAGCATATTTAAGCTCTGGTTTGAAAATAAAAAGCAAGAAGTAAGCCCAAAGCAAGCCTTTACTCATCAAAGATACTACGAGCGATTTTTCTTCCCGAAATTTGGCAAAGAGGATATAAAAAACGTCACTAAAAGGCAAATTTTAGAGGCTTTGGATAAGCTAAACAAAGAGGGCAAATTCGAAACACTAGATAGAGCGTTAAATTCTATCTCACAGCTTTTCAGATGGGCGGCGATGAATGATTATGTAGAGCATAGCCCTACTTATGCTATCGACAAAAATGCACTTTTTAAAATGCCCAAAATAAAGCACTATGCGGCAATTTTTGACGATAAAGGCATTAAGAATCTAATCGGTAATATTAAAAATTACGACGGCGATGTTAGGGTTATAACCGCAGGACTTTTCGGGCTACTTACGGCACAGCGCCCTTTTAACGTTAGATCGGCTAAATGGAAAGAGATAAGTTTTGACGATAAAATTTGGATAATACCCTCAGGTAAGATGAAAATGAAAGAGGAGCATCGTGTGCCGCTATCTACGCAAGTAATCAGACTTTTAGAAAATTTTAAGAAATACCGCTTCAACTCTGAGTTTTTGTTCCCGTCCATAAAATCCGTCAAAAGACCGATAAGTGATAATTCCGTCCGAGCTATGCTTAGAAATTTAGGCTACACGAGTGACGATATAGTTCCGCACGGATTTCGCGCGATGTTTAGCACGATTTGCCATGAAAATTTAAGCGAGCACGGGCAGAGCGAGCGAATAATAGAGATGTGTTTGGATCACAATGAAAGAAACAAAGTAAAAGCCGCCTATAATCACGCTATAAATTTGCGAGAGAGGCGACTTTTGATGCAGTGGTGGGCGAATTATTTATCAAGGCTGGACCCGGATTTATAATCAAGCAAACTAGCTAGATCGTAATAAATTACCTTGGAATTGCATTTTTTTCGCTTGATCAGCCCTTTTTTAGCTAAATTTGTAAGCGTATTCGCACCTTTAAAACCCAAAATTTTTAAAGCTTCTTTGGCAGTTACCATAGTATCGGTCATTTCCTCATCTCCTCTATCCTTGCACCAAGAGCGTAAAGCGGGGTTAGATTGATCGCGTTTAAAAACAGCATCTTTGCCTCTTTTTTCGTATGTCTACAAGCACTCCTTTCCCAGATACCAGGGTGGTTTTTAGTATTATATTCCCAATACCAAAGCACATCGTCGACCTTTATGAAACCATCTGGGCAAAAGGGTAAATGTGAAATGTCGAGATGCAGACTATCTTTATCAACGCCCGCAACCTTGCAAATATCGTGTTTTGTTAACACTTCTCCGTTACATTTACATTTTAAAATGACCTTATCGCCAGCCTTAAAATTTTGGTCTTCGGTTTTCAATTTAATGCGGTAGACGTGTGTATCCCAGCTCCACTTAGGCATAAAGCAATCTTGCCAATATTCATCTATTAGCTTGCGGAATTCTATCTCTTCTCCATTCTCGTATGCTTGCATTACTGCGATCATTTCCCCTGTTCTCATCTTTTTGCCTCCATCAATTTCGGATTTTCATAGGCGTTACCGATAACGCACCATTCGCCAAGCTCATTAAGCCCATAAATCCTAGTATCATTAATCGGCTCAACGATAAAGCAGCCCATTTCAAAAATAACGCTTCCTATAGTATTTTCTAAAGGATACTTATTTCCGGACGGCGATATGGAGTTGAATTTGACGATGTCGCCTTCATAAATTTCAGTTCCGTTTTTATCCTTCATCCCGGTATACTGCATAAAATCAAAATTTTTTGATTTTGTTAACAGCGGCTTATATTTGATATCTTCCCACTGAAGCATAGTTTGGAAACCCTTGCTCCAAGCTCTAAATTTTATCTCTCTCATATCGCCCTCCTTTCTACGGCTTTTATAAAATTCGGTATTTTCATCTCGATTTTTGGCTCATACTCCGTTTTATTCACGCTTACTTGCCTAATCTCTTTTTGTATCGCCTCTTTGGTCTTTTCGATCACGCCCTCAATCATTTTTAAAAACTCCGCCTCTTTGCGCCTGATATTTGCTATGACGTTTGCTTCCGCTTCACTCGTGACGATGTAGCAATTAACCTCACGTTTTTGCCCGTAACGATACACGCGGCGCAAACTTTGAAAAAAGCCCTCGAAGCTATCGCTTAGGCTGGCATATATCACGTTAGCGCAGTGCTTTTGCCAGTTCATACCAAAGCCTGCAATTTTTGGCTTTGTGATTAGGCATTTTATCCGCCCGTTTGCAAAACCCTGCATAACACGTGCTTTAAATTCATCGCTATCGCTCCCTTTGATCTCTATGCTTTGCTTTACAAGTTTTTTCAAAAGTGCACCTTCATCGTTTAGCTCGCACCATATTAGAAAATTTTCATCAGATCCGTTGCAAATTTCAGCTACCTTTTCGCACCTCTCTTTTAGGCTATCGCGTTTTGCGATACGGCGCTCGTTTAGAGTCTGTGCGGCAACAGCGAAAAGTGTATCGCTTGGCGTGCTTTCAACCTCGATGTGCTCTAAATTTAGCTTTGGCAGTTTAAATTTTGCGTCCTCCTCTGCGCTATAACCCAGATCAGAAGGCTTGGTAAAAAACGCCGCCCACGTGGCTATAAATTCCCAAAACGGCTTAACCGCATGCCCTTTTAGTATCCACTTTGACGTCTCGCCGCCATCATGCACAAAATACATCGAAAGCATCTCGGTTAGGCTCATTATGTTTAAAAATTCCGTGTGATTACCAAGCTCAGTATAATCATTTGGTGATGGCGTAGCGGAGCAAGCCAGCTTATAAGGCGTGCTTTTAAAGCTCTCGACTATCATTTCGCGGCTTTTTGATGTGTAACTTTTTATGCGCGAGCTTTCATCAAGCACCAAAGCCACAAACGCGCGCGGGTCAAATTTATCAAGCTTTTCATAGTTTGTAATATTTAACCCGTTTATCACATCCGCACCGCTTTCGCAATATTTCACGTCATAGCCTAAAATCTCTTTTATCTCGCCTACGCTTTGATGCGCCACAGCAAGCGGAGCAAGGATTAAAATCGGCTTTTGCTCTTTTCGCCAAATTTGATAAGCCCACTCGGCTTGCATCGCTGTTTTACCGCTGCCTGTCATCGCAAAAATGGCAAAATGCCCCTTTTTAAGAGCCAGATAAACTAAATCTTTTTGATATTCAAAGAGTGCAGGGTTTAGCTCACTTCTTGATACCTCCAAGCTTTTAAAATTTACCGATTTTCGCTTTGAAGCTAAAAAATTATCGTATGTCATTTTTATACCTTTGGCGTTATACAACTTTTAAAAAACTCGGGCATAGATCGAATTTCATTCGCTCCGTCTAATCTCTCGTCAAGACTACTTATTATCTCTTTGTGCTCATCCCAGGTTAGGCACGTCATTGCTTTTTGCATGGCTAAGGTGCGCGCATTTTGTAGCTTTGTCATTAAAATTTTCATATCACGATCTGCTTTAAAGAGCGCGATTCGAAGCAATTCATACTCCCTTATCTCTTTATTGCATATTTTTCGGACTTTTTTCATGTATCTATACTGAATCTCTTTCATCGTTTACCTTTTAAAATAGGGTTTTTTGTGCGCGCTCTTTTAACGCTAGCTCGCAGTTTTTCTTAGCTACTCTAAAATACGAGCTTTTTAGCTCGATACCTACGCCTTTGCGCCCCATTTTCACGGCTTGATATACCTCGCTGCCTATGCCAAGAAACGGCGTGAGAACGACATCGCCCGGGTTGCTCCACATCTGGATACCTCGCTCGATCACGTCAAGCTGCAACGGACAGATATGCTTTTCATCGTCATCGTCGCGGCTACCCTTCAAAGATAATGTATTGCTAGGATTTATATCCATCCATACGGGGCTCGCGTATCTTTGCCATACCTCGATACTACCACGATTTAGATTGCCTTTGTTTTCGTCAAATTTAGCTGTTATTGGACTGCCGTCGCCGCAATAATAAGTAAATGCTCCGCTGATCGGCTCGGCATTTTCCCCGCGCTTTCTCATCGTGACAAGATAGTCCGGGATGCCTTGACGGCTCATTGCGCTATCTTTGATAACCTGTTTATGCAGTAGCCCGAGCGCCTTTGTGCGTTGCTGCGCGATAACGGGGTCTTTCCAGATGCAAACCTCACTATGAAAAATAAAGCCGATCTCTTCAAAAAGCCTTATTAGCTCGCCTCTAAAATCCCTAATGCCGATAAAGCCGTCTCTGGCTTTGGAAGTGGGTAAATTTATGCAGTGAAAGCTCATCAAACGCCCGGGTTTTAGCACCCTATGAAGCTCGCGAGCGAGGAATTTAAAATGCTGCATAAATTCGCCCTTGTCGCTATTGCCCATATCGCGATCGGAATTCGAGTAAGTATAAAGGCTATCAAATGGCGGGCTATAGATGATATAGCCTACGCTTTCGTCGTCAAATGCCTTTATTACTTCACAGCTATCGCCGTTATATATGGCGTATTCGTCGGTTAGCGCTTGATCTATCACGTTCATTTCTCACCCTTTTTTGATTCTTGTTTAAAAACCTCTTGGATTTTATAGCTTTGAAAAACTATCTCTTTCCCACTTTTTAACGAATATACAAACTCATCAATCATCCCCTCGCTAGCCGTTACAAAGCTCACGTCCGGGACAAAAAACAGATCGCATTTATCGATCTCTTCGAAACAACGCTGCATTATCTCATCGCGACTTTTATCCGCCAAGCTATTCATAAAAGCTAGCACAGGGCTAAAAAGCTCGTTTTGGCTATCAAATCTTTTATTTGCCTGCGATAGCGACTTAAGCGCGAGCTCGCGAACGAAACGCCTATCGTTATAATATTTTAAAGCTCCGTCATACGGACTGGCTACGTAAATTTTCATCTTTTAACCTCTCTTGTTTTTCAAGCTTCATTTTCAAAGCTATTTTTAAATGCTCGATATCCGGATATCTTTCGCAAAGCCTTTTTACGCCCTCTAGCGTAAAATATCTGCAAACCTTGAGCGCCTTGATATACTCGTCATTCATTTTTTACTCCTAAAATATAGTTCTTTTTAAATTTATCCGTCGCCGCATATCTTTAAAAAATGCAATCTGCTCGCGAAACGTATCAATATTTACACCGAAAGGATAATCGCCCGTCAATTTATTGACGATTTCGTCGAGCACCTCAACGCACTCCATATAGTTTTCATTTTTGATGAAACTCAAAAACTTGCTTTTGAGTTTGAAAGTAAGTTCCAGTCGCCTCCAATCTTTAAATTTATTATCTATCTTTTGCTTATGATAGAGGGTTTGTTTGCTAAATTTATCGTAAAGCAAAATTTTATTTAACCCGTAATATTTATCACCCTTGCACGCGTTAGCGTAAATCGAGCTTTTATAAGCTATTATCCCGCCGTCTGCCTGCTCTGTTACGGCGTCTTTAAACTGGTTTTTAAAAGCATAGCTTACCTTTTCGCCCTTTTCGAAATCAGCGGCCAGATCAAAACTAAAAGGTTTAAAACGCCTTAAAAACTTACCTAAAATTCGGTAAGTCTCTTTATATAGTTCGCGGCTTGGCTGAAAAAGCCCGGCAAAAACTATCATCACGTAATACCCGAGCGCCTTTTTGCGCTTTTTGCAAAGGTCATTCAGCTCGTTTGAATTCTCGATCACGATCATGGTGTTCGATAGGCTCTTTACGCCGCGTTTAAAGCTGATATAGCGCACCTTGTAAGGATGACGCTTATCAGCATTTAAAAGAGGCTTATTGATACCTTTAAATTTGTATCTGACGTATTCTTTTAAGGTTTTGTTGCGGTTTATCAGCCTTAACTTTTTCTGCAGCTCTAGCTTTTTTAAAAATGCAAGCAAAGTAGTTTTAGGCAAAACGAACCTGACGCTATCGATCCCGCTGCTGTATTCGTAATCGCTCATGTTTTTACAGGTCTCCGAATAAAAGCGCTTATTGCTGGACGATCATTTTATTGGGCATTATTCGCGCTCCGCAACTGCCGCCTGCTATAGTTAGATTAGACGCACTTCGCCACTCTATGCCGTCGGCATCGAGAATTTTAGCGTTGGCGCGGCTTACATAACCGCTTCGCAGTCCACCTATGCTGCCAGCGATACCACGTAGCTCGCAATAATCCTTAAGCATATATCTTGTTTTCTTGTAAATTAGCCCCGCTAAGGTTTTGTCTGCTATGTTCAAAACCCACCTCCTGTATTAAAATTCACTCTTTAAGCCCCTTTGAGTTAAAATTTCTTTGCAAACCAAATCAACCACAAAGGAGCTAAAACAATGAAACAAGACACCCCAAAGCGTCCGTTTATCGACTTTGCAGACTACTTACAAGGTAGTAGCGACGATATAAATTTTCATATCGCAAACTCTGAAACATACCTACGCGCTTTATGCACTATAAAGCTTTATGTGGCGAAGATGAATTTATAAAACACCTCAACACTATTTTTGATAACCGCGCTAGCATTTTGCGCCAAAGCGCAAAAGAGAAGTCAAAACGAGCGCGCCTGCCACTGAATAAGCAACAAGCACTACAATGGCTATTAGAAAAATTTGCCACGTTTGTAGTCTTTTTGGCTTCTTTGCTTCTTGCGGGCCATTTCTGACATAGTGTTTCGTCATCTCTTCACCTAAGCGTTTTTTATCAAGCATTTTTAGCCTTTAATCGGGCGGTTATGCCGCCCTTTCGTTAAATTTTGCGATGTCTCTTTCAATCCTATCTTTTAAATCTTTTATCGTGTGATAAAAGGTGGTTGTGAAATAATCGCTCAAACTATCGCTTCCGCCCGGGTCTGCGACTAGGGCATAAACTTCGTCATTACCATAATGGCTACTTAGAGTGTGATACTCTATGCCGTTTAAAATGATGTAAATTTCATCTTTTGGGTCATTGTTTCTAAAATTAACCTCGCCGTATTTGCTTAGCATCTTTGCAACGTTTGACTTTTTCATTTCTTATCTCCTTTTATGGTATAATTAATTACTGATGAAAGAATTATACGACATTTTTTGACGTATGTCAATTAAAATTAGCTTAAATATGACAATAAAAGGCGTAGAAATGAAAGAAAATGTCATAAATTTAAAGGATATCCGCTTAAAAAGTGGGTTAACGCAAGATGAAGTTGCCAAAAAATTAGGTGTATCGTTGAGAACATATCAAAGATATGAAAACGACAGCAATAATCTAGGGTTAAATAAAATTTTAGAATTTTC